CAATGCCGGGTCGATCGGTTTTACGAGAATCGGGCTTCGAGCATCCAGACGCCGGCAAAAAGTGCGTGATCCGCACTTTTTCTTGGCTTTCCGCCACACACCCCGCGAATCGGTATAGCCAGACTCCGCGCCCTGCTCAACGATCAGGGTATGAGCATGGAAACCGAAATCGCGGAGCTTGAAGCAATCCTCAACACCGGCGCCTCGTCGACCGGGGTGGGGTCGCAGCGGGTGACCTGGGACCTTGACCAGGTACGGCGCCGGCTGGCTGAGTTGCGGCGAGAGCTGAATCACATGCGCCGCCCGCGGGTCGCCACGATCGACCTTTCCAACTTCTGACGGACCGTGCACGGATGATTACCACGAACGGACACGCCCGCCTGTCGCGCCTTGTTGGGCCGGATGGCCGACCGTACCGGCTCGGGTACGATGCCGTCGAAACCGGTAAGAAGCGGCGGCGTCCATCGTCGGGTTTGCTGGAAAGTGAGGACAAGCAACTGCCGCCCGCCAAGCGGCGGGATCTCGTCGCCGAAACGCGGGAACTCCAGCAGAACTTTGCACTGGCCGCCTGGGCAATCCGCAAACACCTCGACTTCGTATCGACGTTCACGTTCCAGGCAAAAACAGGCGACAAGGCCCTCGATCAGCGGATTGAGGAGCTGCTTGAGTGGTGGGGCCGGGTGGAGAATTTCGACGTGGCGGCGAGGCATCCGTGGGCCCGTTTCTGGCGGCTCGCCGAAGCGCGCGCGGTGGTCGATGGGGATGTAGGCGTGCTCAAGCTCCGGAATGGCCAGGTCCAGGCGATCGAGGGCGATCGAATCCGGACGCCCTGGAGTCTGCCGCCGGGGGCAAGCGTTCACATCGAGGACTTGACCCATGGGGTAAAGACCAATGCGGCCGGCCGGGCCATGGCCTATTGCGTCTGCCGGCGAGGTAAGGGCGGCTCGGGCTTTGAGTTTGAGCGGATGGTCGGCGCCGGCCGGCTGCTTCTGCACGGTTACTTCGACCGCTTCGATCAAGTCCGCGGCATCACGCCAATGGCCTCGGGTTACAACTCCTTCCAGGACACGTATGAGGGGGTGACGTACGCGCTCCTAAAAGCGAAGGTGGCCCAACTGTTTGGGCTAAAGGTCACCCGGGCAGACGATGGCGCAGGCAGTTTTGGCGAGGTAACCAACACAGCAGACGACGAGGACGACGCTACCGAGACCGCGGCCGAAAAGGCGGGTTACGAAGTCAATTTCGGCCGCGGTCCTTTTGTCCTCGACATGGACCCCGGCGACGACGCGGCGGTCTTGGAGGCCAAAACGCCTTCGGCGGAGTTTCGGGAGTTCATGGTTGCTGTCATCGGCATGGCGTTGAAGGCCCTCGACATTCCCTACTCGTTTTACGACGAGGCGTGGACCAACTTCTTCGGTTCCAAAGCCGCCTTGATGCTGTACCTCAAAAGCTGCCGGACCAAGCGCGATAACCTCCGCGCGATCATCCGGCGCGTGATCTACTGGCGGCTTCTGCTCTGGGTGCTCGACGGCGTGTTGGAATTGCCGGCCGGCATGATGGTGTCGGACCTAAAATTCGAGCTGATTCCTGATGGTATGCCCTGGTGGGACCAGTCCAAGGAAGTTGCGGGGGACGTGGCGGCGATCGCCGCCGGCCTTCGGACGCGGACCGAGATTCGGAAGGAGAAGTATGGGGACGATTGGCGGACTGATGTAATCGACGTGTTAGCGGGCGAGGAAGATTACATTCGCGAGAAGGGCGTCACGATCACCCAGCCGGCCATCAACGTCAATGTCGGAGTGGCCCCGGTCAAAGTGAAAGACGAGGAGGGAGAAGACTGATGCCGGACACGAACCACGATCCCACGAGGCAGAGCCATGAATACCCCCGGGCCGCGTTTTATCTTGATTGCGGAGCCCTCGAATTCCAAAAGCCTGCGGAAGGAGACGAACGAGTCCCCATCCACATGCACGCCCGGAGCAATGAAGCCGTCGAGCGGTTCGGAGAGCGATGGTACCACGACTTCGACGGGATGCAGCGGGGGGAGCGGGTCACGATCGATTACTTGCACGATGCCGACAGACTGATCGGATACCTCGATCGATTCGAGGTGAAGAAGGACGGCCTTCACGCGGACGGCTGGCTTGTCCCGTACGGGGAAGACGACAAGGCGAGGGAAATCATCTACAGGGCACAGGCGGGTGTGCCTTACGAGGCGTCCATCTTCTTCGGCGGAAATGGAATCGTGGTCGAAGAGTTGGGCGCGGCTGCAAAGACCGAGGTGAACGGCAAGACTATCCAAGGGCCCGCCGTGATCTTTCGGCAGTGGCCACTCCGCAGCGTGGCCGTTGTGCCGTGGGGTGCCGATCAGGGAACCCGCACGAAACTCGCCGAGGGCGAAACGGTGCACGTTCAATTTCTATCCCACTCAAAGGAGGGAAATGTCATGGGTGAGAAACCCGAGCAAGACACGGCCGATCCGACCAATCTGTCGGAGCAAGACCAGCAGACCAAGCCGGCGGGCGATGCCGGCAAGCAGGCCCCGCCGCCGTTGCCGGATAAGCAGGCAGAGGCCGCGCCCGAGCCGGCCGACAAGCTGGCCGACGCTGCCGAACAGGATCCGCGGGCAGAGTGCAAGCGGTTCATCGACGCCTTCGGCGCGGAGAACGGGGCGCAGTGGTTTGCCGAGCGCAAGACGTTTGCCGAGGCGCAGCAGCTTCACGCCGAAGCACTGGCCGCGGAGAACGCGGACCTCAAGGCCAAACTCGCCAACGTCGACCGCGGCGAGGAGGAAGCCTTGAGCGGCACAGCGGAGGGCGGCTCGAAGGTGAGCGACGAGCAGCGGGCCAACTTCGGCGATGGATTGTCGGCCTTGGTGGCCCACAATGCGGCGGTCATGGGGCGCGGGAAATAGCGGCGCGCGGGCGACGTTGCCTGTGCGGTTGACACTGTGGTTTGAGGAGAGGAGCGAAAAAATGGCAATGCCAACGCTGCTTGACGTGATCAAGCGAAACGGGACCGATGCGGCCGTTGGGCTGATCGAAGAGGCCGGCAAGGCTACGCCCGAAGTGTTGCTGGGGGCCGCGCGAACGATCGCGGGGCTGAACTACAAGACGCGGGTTCGGACCGGCTTGCCTACGGTCGGTTTCCGCCAGGTCAACGCCGGAACCGCGGTGAGCAAGAGCACCTTGGAGCAGCGGCTCGTCGAGTGCTATCTGCTCAACCCGCAATTCGAGGTCGACAAGGCGGCGGCGGATGCGGCCGAGGACGGCGCCGCGGCCTACCTGGCGGAAGAGGCCCTCGGCATCATGCAGGCCGCGATGCAGACGCTTGGCGTCGCGTTTTTCTACGGGGCCGATGCCACCTTCGGCAAGACCGACGCTTTCCCCGGCCTGCTGCAATGCTACGCAAACACCACGATGTATATCGACGCCGGCGGTACGACCGACGACACGGCAACGAGCGTGTGGCTGGTGCGTTGGGGCGTCCAGGATGCCAAGTGGGTCTTGGGGCAAGGCGGCCGCGCCGACGTGACCGATCCGCAGGAAGTGCGGCTGATCGACGGATCGTCAAACCCCTATACCGGCTATCGGCAGGAACTCTACCTCCGGCCAGGACTCCAAATTGGGAGCGTCTACACGCTCTGCCGGATCAAGAAGCTGACCGAGGACTCGGGTAAAGGCCTGACCGATGCCCTGATCGACAAGGCCATGGAGAAGTTCCCCGCCGGCAAACCGCCCACGGCGTGCTACATGACCCGGCGGAGTCGGCGGCAGTGGAAGAACAGCCGGACGGCGACGAGCCCGACCGGCGCGCCCGCCCCGTGGCCCGACACGATCGACGGGCCGGAAGGACAAATCCCCGTGTTCACCACGGACTCGATCAGCAACATCGAGAAGTTGGCGCTCTAAGCCGCCGGCGGCTGGAGTGCGTTTGTTGAAACCCGAACTCTACGAGGAAACGGAAAATGGACCGAGCAGATCACAAAGTCAAAGACGCCTCTTTCATTGAGACGAAGGCGCTGGGCACTGCGGACGCCACGGTCACAAGTGGCGCCATGGACCTCGGGGCGCTGTCTGCCCGCGGGGCCCGCCTCGAGCACGGCGATTGCGAGTTGGAAATCCAGGCGCCGGCATTGAACACGACGCAGCTACCGGACGCGGACACAAACACGTACTCGATCGAAACCGACGATGACGTGGCGTGGGGATCCGCGAAGATCATCGCCGACAAGGTGATCGTCCAGACCGGGGCCGGCGGGGCGGGGGCGGCGGCTGTTACCGAGCGGTTCCGCCTGCCGAGCAACTGCGAGCGGTACGTTCGGGTCAAGTCGGTTTTGGCAGGCGGGACGGGCGACTGCTCGGGCGCTTCGATGACCGTCTCGTTGCTGTTCTGAGTAGCGGCCCGGCTTACCGAGGACTGGCGATGAGCAACCCAATGGAAAAGGCCATCGCGCGGATGACGGCGACGGTTCGCGGCGTGGCCGGCGTCGCCGCGGTGTACGTGCAGGGTGCGACGGAAATTGCGCTCACCGTCGTCATGGAAGACGCCCTGGTTGAGGTGGACGGCGCCCAGGGATTCCCGGTGCAGGCCCGCGTGACCGATTTTCTAGTGCGGTGTGCCGACCTGGTTGTGTTGGGCCAGGTGGTCGAGCCCCTTTTAGGGGACCAGATTCGGATCACGCGGGCCGGCCGTGCAGAGATTTACAAGGCCATGCGGCCGGCTGGAGGCTCGCATTTCGAGCCGGAGGACCCCTACGGCAATAGCTGGCGGATTCACACGCAACGGGTGAAGGTCACGTGAACCGGCATTCCCAAATCGCCGATGCGGTGACGGCCGCAATCAACGCGGCCAGCTTGGGGGCCTTTACCGCGGTTCGGAAAGCCTGGCCGAACGCGACCCGGGAGGAGTTGGAAACCGGAGTCGTGCAAGTCATTCCGTCGACGTTCACGTGCCAGGCAGCGGATCGGAGCAGGACGACGGCCTATTACGGCATCGACGTGGGTGTCCAACAGGCGATAGACCCGGACAACGTGCCGGCCTTTGATGCGATGCTCGACTTGATGCACGCCATCCGCGGCCTGTTTGATTTGAAACGCGTGCCCGGCTGCGAGGTCGCGGCGTGGCAAACCACCGAGAGTGTGCCGGGTGCGGAGGCCGGCTATTCGCCGGAGCACCTGGATAGCAAGACGGTATTCACCGGCATTTGGCGTTTTACCTTTATGGTGACCGAATGATCGGCCTCAGGTTGGACCAGACGAAAGGCGCAATGTTTGACGCCGCACCCGTCAAGCGTGCGGTCGACACGGCGACGCGCCGGGTCTTGTCCCGTTTTGGCGCCTACGTCCGCAGCCGCGCGCGACGGAGCATCCGCAAGCGAAAGAAGGCGTCCGCCCCCGGGCAACCGCCCAGTAGCCACGTCGGCACGCTGAAGCGGTTGATTCTCTTCGTCTACGAGGCCGCACGCAAAAACCTCGTTATCGGGCCGGTTCTTGCGGAATCGCGAGGCCCGCACAAGCCGGCAGGGGCGACGGTACCGGAGGTGCTTGAATACGGCGGCTCGATTTCGGTCGCCGAATACCA